CGTTCGGTCGTCTCTTCGCCTTCGGCCTGATTCTTCCACGTCCAGAACTTCTTCGTCTTAGGGTTCATCAGGGTCTGTTTCCTCCTTTTCCGTATTGATATTTGCAAAAGCACCCGCATTGCCGAGCGGGAGCATATTGCCGTTGATGAGGTACAGATCGCCGCCATCCTCTGCGGGGATCCGGTCGAGGTTTTCGAGCTCTCGAATGTCATTCGCACTCATCCAGCCGTTCTGCCTCGCTGTTGCGTAGCCGTTCATGCGGCTCTGATAATCGCCTCGCAGCAGGCCTTCCACATTGAACTTCACGAAGTAGGATTTCTTTTCCTCGGTCGTCAGGAGCGTGCGCTGTATCGACTGCTCCCAACGGATCACCCATGGATCCAGCGTGTACTTCACGAATTCAAGGCTCTGCTGTTCGATATTGGAAAAGCTCGACTTTTCAAGATCCGCCAACATGTGCGGAGGCACACGGAAGATTCGGGCGATCTCATTGATCTGGAACTTACGCGTGTCAAGAAACTGCGCCTGCTCCGGCGATATGGAGATCGGCGTGTACTTCATGCCTTCTTCCAGCACGGCGATCTTGCCGCTGTTCTGGGATCCGCCAAACTGACTTTGCCATGCTTCGCGCACGCGCTGCGGGTCTTTGATCGTACCCGGATGTTCCAGCACACCGGAGGGTGCAGCGCCGTTTGCGAAGAACTTTGATCCGAACTCTTCGGTTGCGATGGCAAGTCCGATCGCGTTTTTGGCCATGGCGATCGGGCTGTAGCCCACGAGACCGTCGAAGCCCAAGCCGGGAATGTGGAGGACGTCGGATGGCCTGAGTATGACCGTTTCACTCTTGCCGCCAACTTCCTCGATGGATCGCTGGTATTGGAAATACAGCTGACCTTTCTCATCGCGGTCGACCGTCATCTTGTTTGGCATGAGCGGGTACAGGGCGATCACTTCACCTTTGCCGTTGCGAATGACCTGCGCGTAAGCATTGCCCCACAACAGCAGGTGCGTCATGAGGGTTTCGCGGAAGACGAACGAGCTCATCTCCGGATTCGGCTCATCGTGGAGTAGCATATATAGCGGATGGTCGATTGCCTTTTCTTTGCCGCCTGCATCCGTGTACCTGTACAGATGAATCGGCAGACATGCAATCGCCTCTGCGAGAATACGCACGCAGGAATAGACCGCCGTCATCTGCATTGCCGATCGCTCCGTTACGGATTTGCCAGCAGTAGTGCCGCCCATGAAGAACGCATAGCTGCTGCCTGCCGTCCGGTTCTGGGGCTTGTCTCTTGATTTGAACAGTCCGCTGAAAATACTCACGGGTTTCCATCCTTTCTGATTGCTTATATAAACAAAAGCCCACGCGAGTCGTAGACCGACTCATCGGGGCCTTGGTGACGAATCGCTCTGTCGAGCGCCATGATGGTGGCGACCGCACCGTCAATTCGTTCTGTGCTCTTTTCTTTGTCCGGCTTGATGTTGCCTGCGGGATCCGTGCGCACGAAGATGTTATCCATCATCCAGCGCAGTGGAGCATTGCCGCCGTGGGCGATCCTGCCTTCCAGCACAAGCTTCATCAGTTCCTTCGTCGGAGGCGACATGTCTTTGAAGCCTTGACCGAATGGGACGATCGTAAATCCTGCGTCAGCGAGATCTTGACTCATCTGCACAGCGCCCCATCGGTCATACGCGATTTCCTTGATGTTGTATTTCTCACCGAGCTCGACAATGAACTGCTCGATAAAGCCATAGTGAATTACGTTGCCTTCGGTGGTCATTGCCGAGCCCTGTGCTTTCCACACATCATACGGGACATGATCACGCCGGACGCGCTGCTCCAGCGTTTCCTCCGGTACCCAGAAGTACGGGAGGATGTAATACGGTTCGTTCTCTTCGCGTGGAGGAAATACCAGCACGAATGCCGTGATATCTGTACTGCTGGACAAGTCGAGGCCTGCATAGCATTCCCGACCGGCCAGCGCTTCCGGATCCACCGGCGCGTTGCATTTGTCCCATGCGTCCATCGGCATCCAGCGCACGCTCTGTTTAACCCACTGGTTAAGCCTGAGTTGCCGGAAAAGGTTTTCTTCTGCGGGGTTGTCCTTCGCGCTCTGGTATGCGGCGCGTAGTTTCTCAACATCCACCGTCACATCCAGTGACGGGTTCGCCTTGTACCAGTTGCGTTCATCCGTCCAGTCAGCATCGTCTGCAATGCCGTAGATCACGGGATAGAATGTGGGATCGATCTTGCGTCCGGCGAGGATGTCTTCCGCCTTCTGGTGCACCTCCCAGCAGATGCTGTTCCGGTCGGTGCCTGCGGTCGTGATCAAAAAGAACAACGGCTGCTTTCGCGCATCGCCGGAGCCGTGGGTCATAACGTCATACAGCAGTCTGTTCGGCTGGGCGTGCAGCTCATCGAACACGACGCCATGCACGTTGAGGCCGTGCTTCGTATAGCTCTCTGCTGACAGCACCTGATAGAAGCTGTTCAGCGGCGTGTACACCAATCGCTTCTGGGATAGCACCGGCTTGATCCGCTTCTTGAGCGCTGGGCACTGTTCCACCATCTGGCAGGCAACGTCGAAGACGATTGACGCCTGCTGCCGGTCTGCTGCGCAGCCGTAGACTTCTGCGCCCCATTCGCCGTCACCGGCCAACAAATAAAGAGCGATCGCCGCAGCGAGTTCGCTCTTGCCTTGCTTTTTAGGTATTTCGATGTACGCCATGTTGTATTGTCTATAACCGTTTTCTTTGACTGTCCCGAATACATCTCGCACAACTTTTTCCTGCCACGGCAGCAGGTCGAAGCGTTTGCCATGCCATTCGCCCTTCGTATGTTTCAGGGATGAAATGAATGCAACGGCGCGATCGGCGAGACTGGCGTTGGTAATGATTTTCTTCTCCGGGACGATGATCTTCTTGTCCGCCAATCGCTCTGTCCCTCCTATTTTTTCGACAAAAAACGACAGCGTTCGACGCTGCCGCTGTCCGATTCAGTTTGCCGTATCTATGAGCGTAACCTCTTCGCTTATAATTTCGAGCGCTTCCTTGTAGCTGCCCGAGCTCTGCACACGCTCCATCAGCTTGCTGAACTCTGAGAGCCGATGTTCTCTCTGCATGATCCGTCTGACCTGACCGAGGATCCAGAAGATGTTGCCGCTTTCGCCTCGGCTGTCGTAGATGAGTTCCGGCTTGTTCATTCGTCGATCCTCCTGCACAGGTCTTCACCATAGGCGACCGACAGGCTGCTGCCGTTATCCCATCTGACCATGATGCTGCCGATGTCATCGACGCCTCTGACCGTACCCTTGGTTCCGATCGGTGGCGCTTGCACATCCTCCATCTGGATCAGTTCCACTCTGCATCCGATCGGGTATTCCCGACGCAGGCGTTCGATCGTTTCGCGTTTGATTCCGAACATTTTGCTTCGCCTCCCTCAGTGGTTCTCGGTGTGCAGGATGATTTCCAGCGCGAGCTGCGTATCCTCATCGACCGGTTTGATGTCCCAGCCGCGATCGTAGTTGCACACGATCTCGCCCTGACGCTTGATCATCAGCTTGCTGATCCTGCCGCTTTCGATGCCATACTCAGATCCTTGCGCATATTGCTTGATCCAGTAGTGGTACGCTTTTCCGTGGATGCCGATCGAGCCTTCCTTCCAGCCGTCGCCTGTAGGCCGCTTTTCCTTGATCTTGAGTTTGAAGGTCAGGTGGCCGTTGTCGTTCATGCTGAAGTCCTCGACCGGGCAGTCGCTGTATTCGACCGGAATGTCTCTGACGCTGCCGGTGTACACGTTCTTGTGGTACCGGGTGTTGACCAGCGTGACCTGCGCGTTCCTGCTGATCAGGTCGTAGAAGCTTTCGAGTGTGATCATCGTCGTTACCTCCTTACATCTTCCGCAGCGTGACGCTGTCGTCTTCGGGGTTGTGGATTACCGTGTACCGGGTTTCCTTGCCGTGATCCCTCGTGATCACTCTGATGTCGCCCTCGAATGCTCTGTACATCCGCTCGATCTTTTCGCCTGCGGCGAGCTGGGCTTCGATCTGCTTTACGTGTTTCTCTGTCATGGTTTTGTCCTCCTTATGCTTCGATGGCATCCATCGTGATGTTGTGGTATCCGTCCGCTTTGAGCTGCTCTTTCAGGATCCGCTTGGCTTCCGTCTTGGTGTTCGCATTCACGTACTCCGTGAAGGCGTTCCATTCCTTGCTTCCGCCGCTGGTGGTGTAGCTCGCGCTGACGTGGATTTCGTACTCTTTCATGGTTGGTGCCTCCTTGCTTTTGGTAGGACAATAAAGCCAGAAAGAAACCGAAAAGTCCAGACCTAAACGCGAGAATTAGCATAAAGAACACAATTAAAAAAGGCATGCGAGCGGGGTGCTCGCGTACCTATCAGTTCATGGCTTCGCGCATGATTTGATCTACCGCTGCAGCTGCAGCGCGTTCTGCTCTGGTCGCATCCGCCTGTGCGATCTCAGCTTTCTCGAAGGCGTCGAACTCTTCTTCCGTCAGCGTCTCACCGGCCAGCGCCCACAGGTCTTCATGCGCCTGCAGCGCACACCGTGCTGCTGTCCGGGCGGTGTCCGCCATGTCCCACGCCTTGCGGCATTCGCCGCGATGCGCGTACTCGATCGCCACCTTGCTGTAGTGCTTCGCAGCGTTCGCTTCGTAGATGCAGGCGGCAGCTGCCGCTTTTCTGGTCTCGTACATCATGGCCGCCTCCTTACATCTCGAATCCGGCGCATCTTACGATTTCGCCGATCGCGTTGAAGGCTCTCTTCGGGCTTGAGTAGTCACGCGGCCGGTCTTCGCGCCTGCCGTCGCGGATGATCCTTACCAGCGGGATCCCGTAGCTCATGCTGATCTTGATCTCGAGGGTGCTTTCGCTTTCGCCGTACCAGACGACCTCGATCTTCTTCGCCCAGCGGCGTGTGAAGATCTGCCGTCCGTCGTAGGTAAGCTCGCCTTCGTACTGGAAGCCGTGCTTTTCGACCAGTTCCTGCATGTCCTTGCTTGCTTTTTCGAGTGTCATTGGTGTGTCCTCCCTTGTTTTTGGTAGGACAATAAAGCCAGAAAAAGAGGAGAAAGTCCAGACCAAAACCGAAGAAAGAAAAGAATTAGCAATTAGAACACAGTCGCTTTTACGACCTTTTCCTTGCCTCCGCGCTGCAAGGTTACATGATCTGCACCGGTGAATTTCAACCACCGTTTCACGATCACGTCCGCGTACTTCGGGTCGAGCTCCATCGTGTAGCATGATCTGCCGAGCTGCTCGCAGGTGATGAGCGTACTGCCGCTGCCACCGAAGGTGTCCAGCACAATATCGCCCTGCCGCGAGCTGTTCTTGATCAGCCGTGCAAGGAGCTTGAGCGGCTTCAT